ATCTTCTTCCATCCAGTGCGCTACGGAAGTTGTATGACCGTCTTCTGTGCAGTACCAACCAGATGCAATGTCTTTATCCATTAGAATCAATTGCCAGAATTTTTCGCTACTAAAGACGATATCCGAGTCAATCCAAAGTTGCCAATCGTAATTTAACTTACCATCCCAGGGAAGTTGATCAGGTCCTCGCAGTACATTCGCTCCTAAACATTTGCATCTTGCAAAGTTTACCATGGATGAATAGTCTTGCGAGATTTGAATACTTGCCCCTGCTTGTACTAAGTCAAAACAAAGTTGTACGAAGTTCTTCAGGTAAGTATAAGAAACTCCTCTTCCGGGTAAACAAAAGACAATCGATTTTCCTCTGACCATTTCTTTTGCCAAATTGTAATCCCATTCGGGAGCACTATTTGAACTTGCTATTGGTGCCTTTGCTTTTACAGTGAATCCTTTAGCCATAATTGAATGATTTTTACTTCAGTATCATACCAAGTATATAGGTAATTGTCAATGAGATGAATTCAGTGCGACTTCTTTTGAACGTACTACTTCTTCATAAGAAAGATCATTCTTTTTTGAATCATCTGTAATTGAAAGAAACTCTGAAATCATTTTCCATGTCAAATTAAATTCATCTTCAGTTAATGAATGATAGATGCATTTATTTTTTAAATATATGTGATAAAGTGTTTCAATCATCTTTTTTTTCTGAGAGTATAATTTCTTTTCCATCGATTGTGAATTCTATTTCGGTATCTTCATACCAATTTAAATCATTGACAATCCACTCTGGTATTATAACATAATAATCACCGTTTATTGGATCGACTTGTAGGGATCTAAAATTTTCTGAGGAATTTTTTTTCATCTAGGGGATTTCATTTTTCAATTTTATATAGGAATTTTTTGTTTTTGATGGGCGATTTTTTTTGTTTTTGATGGGCGATTTTTTTTGTTTTTGAGTCTTATATTTTGAACGCTTGGGTAACACTTTGTAGGTTAGGGTAGTTAGCTGTTTTTAAACGCCCCCATGACCCCCCCGCATCCGCCATCGCGGCGGATTAGGACTGCCAAACACGCACGAACGCAGGCGATTAGGGCGGCAGAGTATAAACAACTGCCGCCCACGAACGCATAACTTAGGCGCCCAACTCTCCCAAACGAAGTGTGATTTTATGGGCGGCAATCCGTCGCCCGTTTAGTGTGAACGTGTGGCGACGATTGCCGTTCTTGGTAACTTTAACCGTGCAACCTAGCACTATGTCGTGGGGAGGATTGCCCTCCCCAGCATACCCTTGGCAGTGCAGTTCTGCCTCTCCGATCATACCGTCGCCGTGCAATCCTCCACGGTTGATAGAGTCGATTGCGAACTGTTCAACATCCCTGAGACGCTGAAAGTTGGTCTCAAAAGTGGAAAGCATGGCAGAAAAGTGTAGGGTGAAAAGTGAAAGAAAGGGGCAGAGAATACTGCCCCTAAGTGTGATCAACCGTAGACAATCTCGCTCACAACCTCATCACCAGCGAGCGTGTAAGGTTCGCCGTCGATGTAATCTAAGCACTGAAATGAGGGACAAACTTTCCAGTTAAACTCTAAACAAAAGTGCTCAAAAGCAAACTGAGCGAACTTCATTGCACCTTCGTTTGTGTAGAACTGCCCCAAACTATAATGCATTGTGTGAGCGTAACCGTCGCAATCGTAGGACTCTACATCTACAAACAGGACGCCCAATCTGCGTCCGTCGCCAACACTAAAAGAAACGTTGTATTTGCCCTCGTACTCATCGAAGATGAGCATAGATTGCGTGTAGATTGAACCTAACTCAGGGAAGTTCGCCCACTGTGTGCCATTCTCCCACTCAATCTTACGGGTGAAAAGTGTTGCCATGGTGGTGAAAAGTGTAGGGTGAAAGGTGAAAAGGAAGGGGGAGGATTGTCTCCCCCTGAATGTAACTCAGGCGTCGATAAAGTTGGAAACGCTGTCACAACCTGACGCCCAATCCGACTCAAAGCAATCACAATCCCTGACCGCTTCAAGTATTTCATTGACCGATAGATTCTCGGTCTCTATGTCATCAAAATCTAATGCAAGTATGTCAAGAATGTCTTCTACCGTTAAATCTAATTTAGCGGCAGCAGCGATAAAGTTCTTCATTGTGGTGAAAAGTTAGGGTGAAAGGTGAATGAAAAGGGGTGAGAATGTCACCCCTTAAGTGTAACTTAGCGGCGGATCATACAGTAACGCTGCCCGATCCTTTCTTCACAGCGCCCAGTACGGACTCCGCGTTCTTGGATCAGTTTAATCTCCGCTTTTAGGGCGGGGTCAGTTACTGCAACTGTACGCTTTCCGTTGCACACTGTGACGGAACCTTTATCGGTTTTGATCTTATCAAAACCGTGGGAATCCATCAGGGCTAAAAGCATCTCCTGCCGTGCTTTTAGCACGGAAGTTTCATACTCAACCTTTTGCTTTTGTTCGTTAATCGCCTCGATAAGTTGGGCGATCTGAGCGCGGGGATCGGTGATGATCATTGTCTCAAAAGTAAGGGACAAAAGTGAACTAAATGGCGAAACTTGAAACTATAAAAGAACGGTACAGTCGCGCGCACACACCCCTAGGATCCCGCCCGATAGGTGGCGCGTGTCGCGTGCGGTGCGCCTGCCACGCGCTCCGCCCGTTTCCGTTCTTCAGTTGTCTAGGTTCGCTCCGCAACTATAAAGGTGCGGCACCGATCCCACAAGAGGCAAACGGTAGCAACGGATACAAAAAAGCAGATCCGTTTGATCAGCGACGCTTATGGGCGAACGCTTGACGGATCGGGCGCTTGTGTGGTTGGAATCTACGCTGACCTGATCCGAATCAGGATCAACCGAATCAGGATCATCAGGATCAGGATCATCAGGATCAGGATCAACCGAATCAGGATCATCAGGATCAGGATCAACCGAATCAGGATCAACCGAATCAGGATCAACCGAATCCGTAGCGTCAGGATCAGGATCAACCGAATCAGGATCAACCGAATCCGTAGCGTCAGGATCAGGATCAACCGAATCAGGATCAACCGAATCAGGATCATCAGGATCAGGATCATCAGGATCAGGATCAACCGAATCAGGATCAACCGAATCAGGATCAACCGAATCCGTAGGGTCAGGATCAGGATCAACCGAATCCGTATCATCAGGATCAGGATCAACCACAGCAGCAATACGGATCAGCAAAGTATAAAGAACTAAGACAGGACTAAGTGTAGAGAATTAAACCACACCACTGACTCACAAACTACACTTAATCCTGAGTTAGTTCTTTATACTTTATACTTTCTACTTTTTCTTTCTTTTATTCTTTGCTGCACCTTTCTTAGGTGTTAGAATGTTCTTGAATCTTTTATCAGGGCGTGATTTGCCACCCTTGTGAATCCATTTCCCCATGATATTATCCTCAGATAAACTTAGCAGGTGAACCACAAGACTGATAGAATGCAATCATTCTTTCTGCTTCTTCTTTTGTGGTGAAAGATTGTGTGCGCCATTCACATTGATTGTATGGAGTTTGATAGGTGATTGTGAAGCCAATTGAATTGATTGAACTAGATGTGTGTTGCATGATGTGAATCTAGATGTGAATGTGTGTTTGTGTGTATCTAGTCGAGATGTGTATGTTGTGCATCTCGACTAGATGATGATGTGTGATCTCGACTAGATTATACTCGTCGAGATTCAAACACTAATGTAAAAATCGCCATGATGATAAAGAATGCCGAGAATACCATTTCAGTAATGATGCTTTGACATAACATTGTTAGGGTCATTGTACCATTCAGAATCCTCATAAGATTCTGACATTCTGATCATAAGATCCTCAGTCAATGTAACCATGCCAGTGGTAACTAACTGCAGGATTTCTTCAGCGGTGAGAAAGGTTTGCATGGTGTGGTGTGATGGTGGTGATGGGGGGATCGCTCCCCCCTGTATTGTATCAGATCTCCAGCGGTTTGAGATCCTCGCCGTATTTCCTGAAGAAGAATCCAGCGATCTCAACTGCGGTTAGGGTACCAGGTTCGCCCTTGGCACAGACTGGGGATCCGTTCTTCAGCAGTGCCCACACGGTCTGGCGGGTTTGAAGATCAGAAGCGGGTGAGAAGGTTCGCATCGGTGGTGTGGTGTGAACTGAGGTCATTGTAGGCGCAGTGTGGGGGGATCCCAGTCCCCCCTTGTGCATCTTAATCGACTGTCACAATCCAGCGGAACCGTTGCAGGGCGTCGATCGCATCCTCTGAGATGCTGGCATCCTCCCAGGCGACCCAGGAATCACCATCGTGCAGATCGACGCACACCAGGTCTGGCGCTGCCTTGCTCACCTGATCAACGGTGCTGTAGAAGTCCACATAAAGCGCATCGCGCTCAGCGTAGATTTCGGGTTCTTCATCCAGGCGGGTGACCCATGCGATGTCGGCGGTGAAGGTGGAGAGGTTCATCGGTGTGGTGTGGTGTGAACTGCAGTTATCCTACAGCATCAGTGACACCTGCCAAGGGTCTGAACGATCAGTGATCCTTATCGGTCAGGGGGTTGACCTAAGGTGGGGGTGGCGTGCTAGGATGAAGGTAGAACCTTTTTTTGGTGGCAAAAAGTATAAAAAAAGGGGAGTGTATTTGCTCCCCTTAAATGTTACTTTTGAATGCAGTATCCGTTATCATCAATGGGGAAATCTTCATGATTCCAGAACTCTTGAATCTCCTCCCAATGCTGTTCAATGTATTCTTGAAGATCCAGTGAACGATCCTCTTCGATCTGGCGGCAGTTGGTGATGGGGTAGTTCATTGAGTGGTGTGGTGAACTGAGAGAAGTCTACAGGGTCAGCGGCGGATCATTTCAGCGGCGGTGGACAGTGCCTCAGCTGTCACAGTGCGGACGGGTCGGATCGGTTCCCAGAGCAACCACAGAAGCGCGATCAATCCTAGGAGTTTCATTCCAAACCACAGACAGAAGGACGGGTGAGGCAGATGCGATCAGCGGCGGCATCCATGCTAGGATCAACGGTTGCCATGGCGTTGAGTGTTCGCAGACCGATCAGAACCGACAGCAGGCAGAAGATAAAAGGGAAGCGGCGCATGGTAGGATTGTGAGTTGGGTCAGAAAGGGGGGAAGTGAGTCCCCCCGTATTGTATCATCCGCGAATCCAGCGGGCGATGCGCTCACGCTTGCGTAGGGGCATGATGCGAGTGTACTCAACCCAGCGGTTACCCAGTTGGTGGCGCTTGATCAGTCCCTGCTGCGCCATGCGCTTGAGAACCAGGGAGAGGGCAGTCCGTGCCTCATTGGGCATTCCCAGAGCCTGATTGATGTCGGTGGGTCGCATTCCGTCTTGGGTGAGGCAACCGCTGCCGTCATCCATGGGCAGCAGGGACAGGATCGCCCACTGGTAGGTAGCGCCGAATGCTTTGCGGTCGGTGAAGGTGTTGAACATGGTTCAGTGGTGTGAACTGAGATCACAATACAGGCAGCATGGGGCAGCAGTCAACCACTTTGAACCAGTGGGCCCACTGTCCACTGCTGCGGTTTTATGGGTGCTGGGTGCCTGTAGACTATGGGGACAATCAGAGGAGGTGCGGGGTAGCACTGTAGATGAAAACGGTCGCCACGCCCCCTGCAAACTTTTTTTAAGAAAAAAAGAATACAAAAAGGGGCAAAAGTTGCCCCCCTTAATTATACTTTAGACTTCACAAAGTCGGGCAATTCTTTACCTTGAATCCTCATGAGGTTTGTAAACCTTTCCATGTCCCAAGAATAGTAGATCCAAGGATTAGCATCCAGTTTGGTATGCGGTGGGCGCAGGATTGTGTTACTGAAGAAGTCTCCCCGTCCATCGGGATTGTGCTCGGTGAAAGGTAGTGCTGCCATTGTTCGGTGGTGTGAACTGAGAGAAGTCTACAGGATAGGTGGGGGGCATTTCAACCCCCCTATGTGCCAGTTCAGAAGGTGGTTTCCTTCAGGGCATTGTATGCGCTCTGAAGCATTGCGTGCCATCCAAAGTTGCCCTTTTCATAGGCAGTTCCGCTGCTAACCAAGACGGCGATCCTGATAGTGTCCCACTCGCCTTGGGTGAGGGTAACGGTGACTGGGGTAGTTTCGTTCATCGGTCTGGGTGTGGTGCGGGTTCCTGTCCCGCTTGTGCTTATCCTATCAGATCGGTGGGGGGATCGCTCCCCCCTTGGTGGACAGTGCTCAGACCGTCACAATAGCGTCAACCTTACGCTTGCTGGCACCATGTGCAGGGAATGCTATCACAAACTCACGGTCGGATTGTTGACACAAACCGCAGGTGGCGCAGGTTACCTTACCTGGGTGCAATGCTGCAGGGCAGGTGATAACCTTGCGACCGCTAGTTGTTGTGAAGAATCGGCGTGATTCTTCAGAGTGAACAACTGCAACGGCAGGTATCCGATACTCACTCATCACGCGATCAGCTTCATCAACCGACTCACAAGATGCGTTCACAGTGAAACCTAAAGAATTGGCATTCTGTAGGCAAATAATGTTGTGATCGTTCAGAATGTGGTGAGAATAGGTGAAACCTTTCTTACCTTTGTTTGCATTGATTAACTGTTTGAGTTTCAGGTAATCAATGTTTCCGTCATTGTGTGGCAGATCGCCTGCAGTATTGTGGCGCCACAGAACACCATTGGGAACAATACGGCGAATTTGTGACACAAACTCATCCCAACTTACGCCAGTTTCGTTACGATTAAGGCGATCCCATTGCATCCGCTCACGCCCCAATGTAGCGTAGCAACCTGCATTATAAAAGGGGCAGGTGGTGGGGCAAGACGGGCGCTCTGTGCGCGTGGTGGTGATCGGTCCCGTCTTAGCGTTGCCAGAGGTGCGGGTGATGGTGACGTTCATCGGAGTGGTGTGGTGAACTGCAGTTATCCTACAGGATAGGTTGGGGGGATCTCTCCCCCCGCTGTGACACCTTGCGGATTGTCACACTGCCCAGAGGTTCTCTTCAATCAGGCGATCAATCAGCGCCTTAGAGAGTGAACCACAATGCTCACAATGAGTTTCAATCTTAACACGCTCGTGCAGATAGTTGTACACGGTGACAGAATCATAATGCCCGAAATGCCAGCGATAAACTGCACTCAGAGTTTGCAGATACTTGCGGAAAACAACATAATCATCATAATTGCAGTGAGACTTAACCCAGTGGTAGATTCCGATAAAGTGGCGGAAGTCGGGAGTTGTGCGGTAGTAACCTTTCTTTGCACAACGGGAATACTTAAGGGCATCAATGATGCGATCGGCATAATCTTTGCGGAAAAACTTTTCGGTTACTTCTAAACAAACTGCATCCAGTTTGTTGATCTGTTCCTCAGTCAGATGCAGGGGAAGAATAGGAGAGAAGAAAGGAGTGGCGTTGTTCATCTTGGTGGGGTTGGTGAGTCGGCGTCAGTGGTGCGCCGTTGAGTGAATGATGCCCCACCAGAACCGAGCACCACAACCACCCTTGGGCCACTGCTCTGATTGTCACAAGGATGGGTCTTCTCTCCATTACATAAAGAAGGAATCCCTCTAGGTGCTCCTGCTGCTCCTGGGTGGTGCTGGTGGATCTCCTGGGTGCTGGTGGGTGGTGATGGGTGCTAGGATGATGGGTTTTGCAATCCTATAAAGCTATCGTTGTATGATGATAAGAAAAAAGGGGATGGACACCACTCCATCCCCCCAGTTTCACCTTGACCCCTATGTGTTATGATTATCGGTGCTCTTACGCGCAGGGTGACTTTACATCAAGCGGGAGGCAAACCCCTTCCTCCCTTGTCTTAGAATTGTATCATCCAGTCTGGGTCATTGTCAAGAGAGACCCAGAAGAAGTAACGTTTGTTCATGGATGCAAGGAACATCTTGTTTCCTTTGCTTTGCTCAATGATACAGTGAGCATTGTTCCCCATCATGTTAGCAAAGCGGTTCTTTGCTTTCTTGGAGATGGGTGTGACTGTTGCGGTTTGCATGATCTCGATCTCGATGTGTGCAATCTAGTTGGTGATGCAGGTCTCGTCGAGATCATGTGTGCCACTAGATGCAGTGGCACATCTCGTCGAGTTTCTAGAACTTGATCTCGTCTAGGGTTGGAAGAATATCCTGACTAGATTCACTAGAGTCCATCCCAGCAGCAAGTGCATCGAGAATCTCCAGAATCCGTTGCCCATTGTTGCCTTTGCGAAGTTGAGAAATGAGAAGTTGTTTGGTCATTATATCAGTTAATAGTAATGAATGGATAATTTGTTCCGTAGTTTTCTATTTCTACTCTAGCAATCTCAAATGAAGGAACAGCATCTTCTAGAATGGTGTCGGTTTCATAGTCATAAATCTGAATCAGTTTGTCTAGATCAACCTCAGATAGTTTCTGGAGTTCTTTAAGCAGTTGTCGGTAGTTCATAATCAAACACGAAGATAAGGGAAATTAGAATCGACGAGACCAGGAATTGCAGAACTCGTTACTTTAAGTTGAGTTCCATCATCATACCAACCATCAGTAGAAGAATCATAGACGAGAACCTCTCTGTCGAGTTGATCCTTGTCGAGAGTCTGAATGATCTGGAGGAGTTGTTGGTAGGTCATGAGGTGTCTCAGGAACAAAGGTAGTATGGCAGGGATCTTGGGGAAGATCAAGACCCCTTGTGCCAGTTGTCAGATCGTCACCCCTGTAGCAGTTCGGGGTAGTATTCTTTAACCTCTTCGGTCAATTCTTCATCAGAATACTTTGCATAACCTTCGTCGAGGTAATCATAGCAAAGTTGAGTCATTGTCTTCAGATCCATGTCATCCAGCATCTGCTGAATGAGAGCATCTTGGAGTTCAAAACGGTTCATCAGAAGGAGAGGTAGGGATGATCAGAGTCTAACACGTCGTTGGTGTCAGATGCGGTGAGCAGTGTCGTGATGGGATAATACTCATCCGCATCAGGATCATACACTGTAGGGGTGCAGTCCAACTGCTCTGCTGTCATAGATTGTAACATGACTAGCAGATCCTTGTAGGTCTGGCAACCGTAGGGTGCGTTAGGTGTCATCAATCGTCTCCGAAGTTGTTAGAAAGGAAGTCCTCAAGTTCGGTGAGTTTGCTCTCACTCATGTTCCAAACATACTCACTGATGATAGTATCTAAAAGGTCAGGATCTTCACGACACTTCTCTTTCAGAAACCACTCAAGTTCTGTTCGGTTAGTCATTTGCGAAGAGGAGAATTGTAGTAGCGGCGGAAAGCAGTGAGAATGATAATGCCCGTCGAAAGAACACCAACAAGACCAAGGAAGGTAACAGCATCACCAGAGAAAGTATAAGTGTCAGGTGTCATTTCTTATCAGGAGGATGGATAGAGGAAGGATCATAAAGACCGCCATAACCGCTGCGGTCTTCAAGATACCAGAGGATAGAAAAGGTGGAGAGAATTACTCCACCCAGAATCAATGTTACCATCAATCCTCATCATCAAAGAGAGCATGAATCTTGTTGCGAATGGCATAAACATCACCCGCATCAAATAGATCATCATCGAGTGCATTACCGATGAAGTTGTAGATCAGATTCCACTGATCTTCGGTGAAGAGTTGGCGGTAGATGGTCTTGGAGAGTGTGTCTGCCATGGGGTTGGTGTCTCAGGAACAAAGGTAATGTAGAACGGATTGGGGGGCATGTCAACCCCCCTGTACCAGTGCTCAGAGTGTCACATTGCTGTTGACAAACTCATTCCAGGTCTGCTCATCCTCATCATCATCCCGCAGTTCAGGGATGTCGAAGATCTCACCAGGAGCATCCTGAATCTCAGACCAGAAATCGGTGTCAAATTCCATGAGAGGTGTGGTTGTGGACAAGGGAACTATAAAACCAAAAAAGGGGTGTTGCCACCCCCCATTGTGCCAGTTATCAGACTTCCACAAGCTGTTCGCTCTTGCGGGCGCGGTGGATGTAGGAACCCACCGAACCCTCAGGATCAGAGATCACTTGCTCCAGGTCTGAAACAAAGGTGTTAGGATCGGCAGCACGGAAGGTGTACTGCTTGTCGCTGCTGGTGAACTGGATGCTCACCTGATCACCGTCCACGCTCAGGTCAGAGATGGCAGTGCTGTTGATCTTGAAGTTACGCATGATGTTGTTTTGGATCTTGTAGGATAATAGGCACACAGTGTGCCAGTAGGGCGAGGGGGACTTGAACCCCCACGGGCATAAGCCCAACAGATTTTAAGTCTGGTGTGTCTACCGATTCCACCACCGCCCCGTGGTATGTGACAATCATAGCAGGTCTTGCTTAGATTGTCAAGTGCTGGTTGCGAGGATTGAACTCGCCTATATCCGATTATGAGTCGGGTGCATTCACCAGATTGCTAAACCAGCATAGGTGGGTCTCGACTAGATTGTCAAGACCCTTGTGACAATACTTATGCTGTCACATAGTTAGGAATCTCGACGAGTTCTACAGGTGCCTTATAGTTAATCTTATAGCACTTCCAGTTATCGTCGAGATTGTACAGATAAGCGTACTCTTCTCCACCAAGATTTCCTGATACAAACTCGTCGAAACTTGTATGAGTAGGATCTTGACCATCACCCCGCTCTGAATGATACAGTGGTTGAGGTTCACGATCATTCTCATACTTCAGATAACCTGCGGCATCACAGATCCATTCCCCTTTCTCATCTCTGAGTGCCTTGGAGTTCCATTCGCCACGAGTCCGAAGATGTGACATTGAACCACCGTCGATGAGTTCTTGTACATCTTCACGGTTCAGATAGTGTTGAACCAAGGTCTTGCCATTGCCTTCAGGATAACCATCCCAGTGGCAGTAGACACTAACCACAGAATGATCAGGAAGTTCGATGCCGATGCGTGAGCGAGTTGCCATGGTGTTTTGGTGACTGAAGGAATTATAGGGCACTCAGAGAGGTGTCTGTGTGCCCCGTGGACAGTTCTCAGAGTGTCACAGGAGGTCTGCGTACTCTCCAGACTCCAGAGCGTCTTCCAGAGCGATTACAAGACCGTCGAAGTCCTCTGACGATGGTAGCACACCGATGAGGATGTCCACAAGGTCACCGTACTCCTCACGGAGTTCGTTCAGGTACTCAGTGCGATTGGCGAAACCGTTGTCTGTGTAGATGGTCATGAGTGGTTCAGGTGTTGAACAAGGTCAATGTACATCAGAACACCAGGGTCTGTGCCACCTCATCGGACAGTTCGGGTTTTGGCATAAGGAGACTCCTCAGTCTTTCCAATTGTGGTGCCCTCCCATAATCTTTTGCCTCTTGACAAAAATCGACAGGTACACCATGCTCTGTATTAAAGAACCCATAGGAGTCCACAGGGCTCTTATATAGTGCTGCGTTCTTATAAAAATAAACCCAGTTCTCATCAATGAAGAATTTCAAAACGGATCAAACTCCTTTGTGCTTACATGTACATTCTCGTCACCCTCCAATTGCAGAAGGTCTTTCCAGTCTATATCATGTACATCTAGATCATCATAGCAATCTATATCTAGAGTAACAATGACTCTGCGTTTCTGCATTAGCATAAGAACTCGATGTAATATGTACTAGATTCTATCATGCATAATGGCGATATGCAAGATCTTGATAATCTTGTCCATCTCGTGCATAATCCTCGTCGAGATCTGATGTGCCTAGTTCGGCATACGTATCCTCGTCGAGACCTGCATAATCGTTGCTGTATGTATAGTCGAGATCGTAGTCGTCGTACATAACTCGTCGAGATAACTGTGTGTATTATAGCATAAATCTCGACTAGATTCAAGCACATGTGCCAGTCTCGTCGAGATTCACATAAGAATATATAGGTCTTATGATAATGAAATGTTATATAACGCTAACATTATATGAGTGTCTTATGATTTTTATGTGTGAGACTGTGAATTTTTTGAAAATCCTCTTGACTTTTTCACGGTCTTGTGATAGAATGCTCGCCAAACTCACAAGACCCAGAGGCATTTATAAACATATAACAATATTGTTATATTATAAAATATTAATAAAACAAATATTAAAAAATAAATACCACAAACAAGCACTTTACTAATATGGCATATATTTACTCTATAACCAATTTAGTAAATCAAAAACAATACATAGGTTTAACAAGAGATGACAATCCATACAACAGATGGAAAAGACATATAAAAGACAGCAAAAACAACCCAAAATATCCTATTCATAAAGCATTAAACAAATATGGATTAGATAACTTTAAGTTTAGAATATTGGAAGAATGTAATGATTCTATAGTTGAAGAAAGAGAAATATATTACATTTCAAAATATAATAGTTTTTATGAAGGATATAATGCTACTCTAGGTGGGAATATAAGATATGATACAAATTCAAAACCAATAACATCATATAATAAAAAAGGAGAAAAAATAAAAGATTATCCATCTCTCAAAGATGCTGCAGATGATATAAACGGAGATCAAGGTGCAATTAGTAAGTGTGCTAATGGAGAAAGATTTTCTGCTCATGGTTATAGATGGGGATGGAAAGATCAAGGATTACCAATGTTAAAAATGTCTTATTTTACTCCATATTATGCGTATAATAAAATGGGAGAATATAAAGAATGGATATCAGGAGCAGAAGTATCTAAAGAATTAAATTGTGGCAGAAGAACTGTATATCAATCAGCAAAAAGTCCTAAGGAAAATAAAGTTCAATGCAAAGGTTGGTACATATTTGCTAATGATGGAAATACAATTGACTTTGAAGATATCACATTTGCAAAAAGATATAAACCATCAAGAGAAAAGGCAAAGGAAATGAGTAAGATAGGATTGAGTAAAAGATGGAAGAATGAGCAATAACTCTATGATAGTTCTTAAAGTGTCAACGATTATAATAGTCCATAATTTCTTTTCTCTTCTCTGGGGTCATTTGTTGAAGTTCTTTAGTTTTTTAGATATTTAGATTTTAAACAGTATAACGTCCTTGTTCACGATTCAATAATCTTATCAATCGTGTAAGTCTTGGATTCTGTAATTTTTGCCTTGGTGTTTGATAATAGTCGTCCTCTTGTCTTGTCTCTTCATATTCCTTTCTTTGGGCGCTTTCTAGGAATTGTTGAAATGTGATTTCTTCTTTTACATTGGCAATTTGAACTTTTGTAATTGGATCCCATTCTGTTGCACCAAGTGCTTTTGAATATAATGCTCTTCTCTTTCTTCTTCCTTGTTCTGGATTTTTAGATCCAATCATAACTTCTGCAGCTTTACCTGAGATCTTATCTCCTTTCTTCCCACCTGCATTTTGTACTTCTTGTGGTATGTCTTGAACTGCACGATGATATTCTTTTCCTCTAGACACTAGTTCTGTAGGATCATTCTTTTTATAATCTCCCTTGGGTAAAATATCAACGGCATGAACACCTCTTGGAGTTCTGGTGGTTTTAATTTGTCTTCTCAATCTTCGTAAAAAAAGTGCTCGATCTTGAGTTGATCGAACACCTTGTTCTTTTTCTTTTGTAGGAATTACATCTTTTGCATAGGCACTTTGAGATGGATATGATGTAATTGCCGTCTTACTATATTGATTCTTGTCATTGGTTGAGGTAAACCTTTGGCGAGTTCCACCAGGTTGAGTTCTTCTCATTCCTGATCTACGAAATGCCGCTCTTTCTGATGCATTTGCTCTTTGACGATCAAGACCAACACGACTGCGACTAGGACCTGTTGTAAGTTGTTTGAGTCTACCAGATGATGCAACTCGTCTTCCTGTACCATCAGAAGTTTTCATGACTCTAGATGCCGCTTTGGCACCTTTGAGTACTAATCTTGCAAGTGATTCATCAAGAAACTCTGAAAATGTAATCATTTACAACCGTTTTAATCTTTTAGATATTTATTAGTCCCAACTCACATTCTGAACAAGAAATCCAGGCATTACATAAGTCCATACACCAAGATCATTGTTACCACCAACTTTATATTCCCATTTGTATTCATATTTGTTGTGAGAGTCCCATGTCATATATCCTTTTTCTTTGTCAAAACGACCTTTAATGGTCAGTGCATGTTTGTTAGAATAAATGTTACGAGTGCGAAGAGCGCCACCTTTTTCACGAGTTTCAATCACTACACAGACATCTGGATAGGTTTGATTACCTGCCTCCAAAAGGCAAGGACTTTCATAACGAAATGGACGGTATGTTGTAGTCTCTTGTGCAAATGCGGGAATGGTCAGAAAAAGAAAAAGAGCAAAAAATCGTTTCATTTCAGATTACGAAGTTCGGTTGCAAGTGACAGTAGATCATCTTTGTTGACGACGACCATGCTGTTCTGAGTATTATACTGGGGAATGATCTCCAGTGCAAGAGTCAGGATTTCAGCAGTCAGTTTTTCCTCTGTATCTGCTCCTGCATTTCGTGCATCCCAAATGGATTGCATCAGTTTTTCGGCATTTTCTTTCATGTTAATAAATGTATGATTTCCATTCAGTCACATTAGACTTATGAAGTTTAAGTACAATTTTATTTTCCATTGGTTTTGGAACTCTTCGCAGTTTCATACCAGTTTGTTCCAACATTATGTTTCCTTTCTTGGTATTACATGCAGAACATGCAACGACCATGTTTTCCCAGGTATCTTGTCCACCACGGGATCTTGGTACAATATGATCAATCGTCAATTTCTTTTGTGATCCACAATACTGACAAGTATGATCATCCCGTTGATAGATCAATGACCTGGTGGGTTTTTGAATCATAATACGGCTCAGTGGGATTTTAACATAATCAATGAGTCGTATGACTCTTGAAGAAAGAACTTGTGCTTTTTCTTTTAAGAGTAATACGACTGCACGTTTCCAATTTGTAAAATTAATTGGTTCGTAACTTGCATTGAGTACAAGAACCGTATGATGGGGATGTAATTGTAAGTGATCCATCATTCTTCTGTGACTTACAATCTATCTAGACATCATTTGTTCATCTGAAGTGTGGGAATGGGAAGACCACCTTCGGTAGGAACATAAATGGTCACATTACCATTCTTGCTACCATCTTCAATACCAGTGATATACAAATACTGAAGATACTCACGATTATCTTTCAGACTATTACCGATG